GGCATTATATGTTGTGTCCTTCCTGTCCCCGCCTGAGAGGTCAAGCCAGCCGGTCAGGGTATCTTCTGACACCCATGCAACTTCCTGTTCACCTATCTCGTTTCTGGTTATGCTTTTAACCTGTATATCCGCAACTGCATTTCCGCCTATTCCTCTCATGTTCAAAACCTCGCTTTCATGTATGGCTTTAAAAAGCCAAGAAGCGACTTGGGATATCCCATGAGGGAATTGTCGCCATCCATATTGAAATAGGTCACAGAATGCCTACTGATGGTCTCAGACTGTACACCGACCTTATCCCGGTTGTTCAGGTCCCATGAAAGCATGTTTGCTACTCCCAACTTGATATCCATCGGATATACTATCTTTGTCACCATGGCGACCGGTTCGCTTACAAGCTCCTCATTCACTTCTATGTGTCCATTGTCCATATCCACAGCTTTGATGGTGTACAAGCCATCGTTGTAGCGTGACTCTGACACCTGTATAGTGTCGCCAACCTTGAACAGCTCAGATGCATACTGAAAGCCTGTCACAGCGTCCACACGAGCCACCAACCGCCTGTTCCTGTCCTGATAATTATTATTTGTATATTTTCTGATCAGGAGTTCCAGTGCCTGAAGCTTAGCCTCAAGCACTGAATCTTTCTCCTCGGTGTCTACATACTTTTTCAACTCTTCGACAGTCATGATCATATGACCACCGCCTTACTTCTTAGGGATAACAGTATACCCATCATGCTCCGTGAACCAATCTGCCATACGCTTAGATGTGATCTCTGCCTTTCCGTTTGCTAACGGGACCCCACCAGCGCCAATTCCACATTAATCAGCGTTATTATTAACAGATACTGTCCAGCCTGTAGGCTCACTCTCTGTCTTTGGCTCTGCCACTACAGGCTCAATAAATTCACTTGTCTGATTTGCTGTCTTCGTTTCCTTTGTTGCCATATTCAATCACCCATCCTTCCTTATGCAATCTTGATATTTCTGAGTACACCTGCATGCTGTGTATTCTTGAGGACTGTAGCTGCGATCATCTCAACCTCGGCATCCTTGACTGTACCAGGCTCGTTGAAGTTTGGAAGATACTGATCGATTACAGAACCGCCATTCAGGCTGATTCCGTGGAATCCATCGTTTACGTCAAACTTGACTGCATAGACGTCTGTAAGACCTGTTGTTGCCGAACTCTCCTTTGCGATGGTTCTTGAAAGTCCCTTCTTGACAACATGGCCAGCAGTTGCAGAGCCGCCGCTTACAGTGTAATAGTCCTGCATATCAACAAGCTTGACACCATCAATAGTAGTGACACGCTTTCCGAATGCTTCCTCACTCTCTGTCTTGTATCCAAGGATACGAGCCACTGTCTGAATCTTGGTGATCATCTCTGTGTTAGTGAGCACCGCATCAGCATCTGTGGTCTTGACAAGAAGGCTCAGTGCCTCATAGAACTCATCAGCATTAGACTTGATCGCTGTGATAGATGACAGATCAATAGCCTTGTCTGTACCGTATTCTGTCGTTGTTCCTGCGAGCATGGAATCAAGTCCCTGGAACTCAGGGTGATCAGTTGATGCTGTTGTAGTTGCATCACCATTGATCAGTGTATAGTGGAAGAGGTTTACCACTGCCTTGATATGCTCCTCTATCTGATATGCCATATTGTCAAAGTTACCTGCTACCCTGTTGAGCACTCTGTCCATCTGAACAGCTCCGCCCATGATTGCAAGATTAGCCTCGCACTCCTGCTTAGTAGCCGCTGATGCAGTGTAAGAGCCACCTATCTTTCTGAACTCTGCTGTTGCTGGAAGTACCTTTCTGAGATACTTGTACTTCATTGTTGAGCCACCACCTGATGCTGATACACAGTCATCAAATGTGAGCATCTGAAGTATTGTTGACTGTCTGAGGAAGATATCCACGATCTGTGAGAATACCTTATCACTCATACCCTTCTTGATTTCCTCTAATGTCATTGTCATAGTTTTCACCATTCCTTTCTACTTATTACTGGGTATTGTCCCCTTCATATTTCTGTCTCAATGCCTCTGCCAAGTCCTTAGGTTCTGCATTCGTATTGCCCTGATTCCCATCTGGCAGCTTATTCTCAATGATGTGCCTCTTGCCATCATCTGAGCCGGATGAAGCTGTAAACTGAGCCGGGAACTGTGTCTTTAAGTCTGTGAGCATATTGTCCCAACCTTTGATATGACCTTCATCATCAAGCTTAAGCTCCTCATTCTTCTCCTTGAGGGCTGTCTTGATCTTATAGGTCATATAATCAGTATCAACCGCATGAGCCTCAAGCAGAGCCACCTTGATAGCTGAATTGACCTTAGTCTCCTCAAGCTCTTTCTGAAGCCGTGCATTCTCAGTCTCGTAAGTTGATATCTTCTGCTGCATGCCCTCATCACCCTTAGAGGCTTTCTTAAGTTCCTCAATGAGCTTATTTGCATTGCCAATCTCCGTGTCTTTGCCGGTGATCAGTGTGTTGAGCTTGTCAAGTTCTGAATCATACTTCTCCTTGCTGACGTACTTGCCCTCGGACAGATCTGTGTATCTTACATGCTTGAGCTTATCTGTCTCTGCGCTGTTCTTCTCGTCAATCTTCGCCTGTACCTGTTTGTACAATTCTTCTCCTAACAGTTCCTTTAATTCCATTGTTCCATCCTTTCTTGGCTTTAATCGTAGCCACACATGGCAGTTATCACTCTTGCCGGAGTTATTTTATCGTCACAGTTTTACCGCCTTAAGCCGATTTTGGGCATAAAAAAAGACCATGTTTATATCATGATCTAAATTAACTATTATTTTTTACTCAACTATTACCCAGTCTTCAGCAAGGCAATCATTTATACTCGGCACCCACATAGAATGTGAACCATCAACACATCTGATCTGCAGATATGGGTTACACTTGAATAAGTCACCCTCGCTGATTCCCCAGGCTTCTGCGGTCTGCTTGTTACATGGTATGCCATCAGGATATCCCTTCTGGAACACAACAAACATTCCTTTGCCATTCCAACCCTTTCTTGCAACTCTGAAGCCCTTCTTGAGCATTTCAAGAGCAATCCCAAACGTCATGTTGTCACATGGTCTATATGCTTCGTTAAACTGCTTCTCCGGTGACCAGCTCTCATATCCATCTGAATATCTTACGAGATAGCCTTCATCTGCTGGATTTTCTTCCGCTGGAATCTGCCATCCTCTGTAATTGTTATAATCGCCTCTTGTCATCGGTCTTGCTTCAATCTGCTTTGTTCCTACATACTTCTTCATTCTCTTATCCTCCTATTTTTGTGCATTAAAAAAGCACCCTGCTACTGCGGAGTGCTATCGTAAATACTTTCAAATTTATATCCGTTGTCGCCATCAATATTTTTTTCGTGATTTATTTTATTCCAAAAAACATCTTCTGGGATTCCATCCGGATATGCTTTGCAATGGAATGTATTATTATCTTTTTTTCCTATAAAATTTTTGCAATCCAAACACTGAGAAAAAATAACCATTACTTTACCTTCTTTAATACATATTTTTCTAGTAATTTCATAATATTTGTTGGCAATTCTTCACCATGTCTATATTTTACAAACGCTTCTGCTATTGTTTCAGCTCCATCATACGTACTATCCGCATATAATGAAACACCTCTAATAAACTGTTCCCTAACTTTCTCTTCCATTTGTAAAAATAAACCATATGTATCGCAATTTTGAAATGTTAGTACATGCGCCATCTCATGTGCGATTAAGTCTTCAACATTTTGAGCGGCCAACACATTATTATTATGGTTTCTCATAATTCTAGCAGAAAATGCTTCTAGACTCCCATTAAAATCATAATCTTTATTCAACACAAGTTTGTATTTCAAAAAACCGCCAACATTCTCTGGAACATACTGAAATGGAACTTTTTCATTGCCACTACCTAAACTTTCTAAATCAATATTGTTTATACGTACATTGTATTCTTCTTTTATCTTATCAAATGCATCACAAATGGCTTGCTTTGTTTCATTTGACATTCCCTTTATATTGTCGGTTTCTGACGGTAATTCAATTTTCTTTATTTTAACACTATTTTTTATATTATCAATATCTTCCTGCGTTATCCCTAGATACTTCTCTTGGTACTCCTCAAACTCTTTTGTCTTGTCAAGATCAAAGTATGCTGCCCTATCCTTTAGAGTTTGAAGCTCATCATCATCCAATGCCCATCTTGCTCTCTGCAATAAGCAGCACCGGCAATTACAATCCTCTGCCGGATCTCCAAACATCCCAGGAGCCTCGACCTTACGACCACCAACCTCAAAAGGTTCATCTATTTCACGAATCTGTCCATCAAGCAGTCTATGCAAATCTCTTGTATTGCCATCAAGAGTGGAATCCCACTGCTTTACTATGTCCGCACCTTTGCTCTTTGCTACGTGCTGAGCGTCCAACGCTGACTGTACCTGTATACGATGCCCTTCAGTCCTCGCAATGCGGATAGAGTTGTTATAAGCCTTCTGAAATGGAGTATTTGCCATGTGTCTTGAGAGCTTACCAGCCACCTCATTCCACGTTGAGCCATTTGCAATGCCTCTTGACACCTCTGCTCTGACCGCTTTCTTGAGGTATGTCACATCCTCGCCCATTTTGTCGTAGAGCAACTTACTGAGTTTGCTGTCCGTCTGAATAGCTCTCACAACTGCCGCCTGATCTATCGGCATGATGATTGGAATACCTGTCTTTTGCAGGTCATACATGACGCCTGTGTATCCGTCTCTGTAGCACTTCGTCAGGTAGTCAGACACAGTTGCATATGAGTTAGACTGCAGGTTACTCAGAACACCCTCAAGCTGCGCTTTCAAAGCCTCCTGATACTGTTTCTGATAGATGATGCTCTGCAGATTCTCCATATCAGTTCGTTCTGAAAGCTCTCTTATCTTCTGCTCACAATCTCTCAATGCCCGCTGATATACCTGTTTGAGTTCTTTGATTGCCTGCTTTTCTCTATTTAATTGTGCCTGTGCAACCTGCTTTTGTGCTTTATTCATCTTTTACCCCCAAAAACAAGGCTAAAATCTAACCTTGTTTTATGTCTACTGTACGCATAAGTCCATTGTGAATGAATGCTTCTCGCCCGGCTGTAATGTGACTGGCTCAATGACCTCATGTGCTAACATCATTGCTCCTGTAAAAGCATTTGCATAGCTCGCATATAATCCAACCTCTGATATGGTTAGTGGCGCATTGGCTGTGTTTTGTATAACCCTTGTAATATTTATCATAGAGCTTGAGAATTTCAGTGGTATAGCCTTTGTTTGTGTGACAATTTCATAGTCCTCTGTCACATTTTCAAGCTTTATATCTGCCACTGTCGCTGGTGTTGTGCCTGTTCCTAATACCAAATAAACTCCGGTTGCGGATGAGCTAGGCACATTTTTTAAAGGCAATAGTGCGCTAAACAACTGTTTAAGCCAGGAGTAACTTGCACTGACTGATTTGCCTTCTGTAGTTTTACATACAACATAATTGCCTGAGGTGCTTTGAAGGTTTACACTAATAAGCCCTGCGGAATTATTTGTCAACATATATATACTTCCCCCTTTAATCCAATGTGTTATCTATTTTATGTGTCACTCGGCACTGTACTACACCGGATATCATCGTTGTGCTTAATATCGGTGTATTCGATGTACCAGTTGATATCTTCTGTGCATTATCAATAACCACTTCCCAATCATCACCGCTTGCGGTCTCAACACCTTTACCAGTGATGACCGCCGCAAGCCTTTTCTTGACATCACTGCCACGTTTTTTTACTTTGTCCAGCTCCTTGTACAGCTGTCCTGCAAGATCTGTCATATACCGCTCTTCAATCTCACTCTCAACTGCCTCACATCCTTCAAGGACTTTCATCCTCGTGAGTTTGGTATTGATCTCGTTGATGATGTTACCCTCACTATCAAGCTTCTTGAAGCATACAGTGAAGCCGACAGTTCCAGGTACCGCACATGCAGTAGCACCTACCACCCAATCAAATGTTATACTCTCCGGTTTGTCGTTTGCGCCCATGGCTATGTTACATTCATTGACTAGGTACACATCTTTCTGCTCTTCCTCATTCATGTAATTGATTGATATCTGATAACCTGTGAGATCTATACCTTTATATATTCCTGGTACTTCAAAAGTCAGTCGGTTCACATCTTTGTCATGATACACACCAATGACCTCACCAGCCGGCACCAGCACCGCTCTTGTATCTAAATCTATCTTGTATCTTTTATTTTCCATCTGCTCCACCTCCATTCTCGCCATCTGTATTGATGTTATCAAGCACCTTCTGAGTCTCTTTCGTGTTCTCCTCCTCATTCTTAGGCAGCTTGTCCTTGATCTCCTCATAATCAATATCAAGCCAATCACAGATAGCTTTGATAATAGTCTCATCATTAAGTATGCTTGCAACATTAAGTATTGTATTGATCTCTGTCTGCCTTACCTGAGCCTCTGTAAGTTCTATTTGTGCATTTTCCTGTGCATTGCTCATAATCTCATGAGCGAACTCAAAATAAACATCCTCGGCCTTATATGCCTTGTTCTCAGCCTTGTTGATCTCGTCAATGGCAATCTCTACTATCCTCCTCAAGAACTTTCTAAGAGCTTTCTCTATCTTTTTTGCCTTAAGGTCAAGGAGAGAATAAGCCGCCTTGATGGCTATATTCGTAGTGGCTGATGTGTCCTTGAGTCCGGCGGTATTCAACCCCATGCCGAACCTGTATATATTCTTTTCATCAAGCTCCAGTTTTGCCTGTCGTGCCTGATATGGTACATCAACAGTCTTGACATCTACGTCACCATCCTCACCTATACCTATGATCTTCTTTGTTTTGAGGTTTGTCTGAAGCTCATTCAGGTTGTCTCCCTGAAAGCCTTTGATAGCATATAGCGGGGAATCAAAGTCTATGAGGTTGTTTGACAGGCTTGAGGCCATCAGGTCATAGTCATCTATGAGTGGCTTTACAGGCTTAAGGCTTGAGAACTGCTTCTTGTTGTTATCCAGCCGGAAGAATGGAATATAGCCAAATCCATCAAAGTAGGTGGCCTTATCTCCATTATTCTTTGTATAAAGTACATGAGGCTTTGGGTTGATTAGTTCAGTGTCATCTAGCACCACCGTCCCATTATCAACCTGGACATAATAATATGTCTGCTTATCATCCCAGACCTGTATTCTCTCGATTGTCTTGTGTCCTTTGTCTATCCTGTCTGTATAGTGGTATATCGTGTATGCACAGCCATCATCCGTATCCTTGGCTCTGACCTCAATAACTCCGATACTGTCAGCATTGGCAAATGACATCATATCTTTGGCATTCTTGTATGCGTACATATACGCAAAGCCTTTGACCTGCATATCTGTGATAGCGTCAGAAAGCTCAGACATGAACTCATCATTGTTGTTGAAATACTTGTCCATGTGTTTCTGCAGTTCAGTGTCGTTGGACTTTACAATGCCATCCCCTGATAGGATGTACTGGGTGCACTGGTCAACCAGCTCTGTGAAGAATGGATGTGGTATCTTCACGTTGCTTCTGGTCTTGTCCTCTACCAGTTCGCCGTCCGCATTGTAATAGAACAATCTATACTTCTTTATGTCATGATCGCCGTCATAGTATCTTTCGCCTGTCCGGGCGAACTGCTTTTTTTCTGATGTGCGGTCACTGTCTATCAATTCTTTTATCTCGTCAGGGGTTAGCATTCTTCCATCTCCTTCATGTCAATTTAAAACAGCCATGAACGAGGCTTACGCCATCCCTCAATGCCGTACCTAAGAGCTGCCATTGCATCGTCCATCACCGGTACAGGCTCATCAAGATATTCGCCTGTCTTTTCATCCTTTTTCCATTTCCACTGTTGCAGCTCCTTGATCGTGTTTACACAATGAGGAGCAACATATATTCTTCGTCGTATAATGTGATTCTTATCGACCACACCTTTGAGCCAGTCTATCTGAGCCTTGACAGATCCAGCAGAACCACCCTTGTCAACACCCTTTGCACGATAGCCAGCGCCCTTCCATGTCTTGATTCGATCTGGCTCTGCGGAATCACACCACATTGTCTTATTCGTTGGTATAGCATGTTGAATCGCCAGCGGAATAATCTCCGCCGTCTCTTTCTCATGCACATATATCTCATCTAGGATGTATATATCATCATCCTTGATACCCAGAAGGAGGATGGCATTGGCATGGTTGAATCCAAAGTCTTGTCCTATTGCGATATCATCATAATCATTGAGGTTCTGAGATACCTCAGCAACTTCCCAGTTGTGCAGGATGAGACCGCCTATCTCGCCCCATTCTCCAAGTCCATATATACGGTATCCCTCAGGATCAACTTCCTTTCTACGCTCCATACGGCGGTGATATGCCGCATCGATGAAACGATTCCCCAGGTATGTACTGTGATGTGTCAGTACATCGGAATCGTATCTATCAAAAAAGACCTTCTTTATCCAGTGGTTTTTGTTAACTGGATTGAAGGTCATTCTTATCTGGTAAAACTGCCCTGGTGGTAGCTCTCCACGCAATCTATCATCTATTATCTCTAGGTCTGCCTGTGTAAACTCTGTTGCCTCTTCAAGCCATACATCCGTGAGCTTACCTCTTGGAAATGTGATTGACTTCAGCTTTTCACGCTGTCTATCATCATTCATACCACGGAAAATAATCTGGTTTCCATTACTTTTACATGTGAGACTCAGAGGACTTTTGTTGATTTTCCAATAATTATCGGCCTTATCTCCAAATATCTTGTAAAGAGATCCGGTCAGTTCGGCGAATGTACTGTCTCGGTTGGTAATATCAGATTTTCGCAGTGCAACAAGATTTCTGCCCTTGTCCTGCATCAGCCTCAGTATGTAATTCTGTGCCGTATCAACACTCTTCCCAGATCCGGCAGAGCCTTTCATCACGATATATCGTTTTTTGCTCCGATCTACTTCTTTGAATCCCGGGTTTGCTTTTACTTCAACATTCAATCAACACCACCACCGCTGGTATCATCATCATCGCCATAGTCGATGTTGATGTTGAGGTCCATATCCACATCAGCCTCCACCTTCTCGGTATATAAGCCATATGCTTTACCAAGGAGCTCCGCTGCCTTATTGGCATCCGACAGCCTTGCTGGTATCTCCACGATCTGTGGTGTCTCTTTCTTGACAGTCTGTTTTCTCATTGTGCCGTTATCATCTGGAACATACATCGAACGTTCTTCACTGGTCGTTACAACAATGCATTCTTTCTTTTCTCGTCTCATTGTTGCTGTGAGGTACTTTAACACCTCATTTTGATCAGCAATCAACGCTTTTTCTTTTTCAGCAAGTCGATTGTCTATATATTCACGCAGGTCAACTTTAGTCATGTTTTTCTGTGCAATTTGCTTTGCACACTTTGAAGAATACCCCGCCCTTATAGCTGCCTGTGTGGCATTAAGGTCAATCAGGTATTCATCACAGAATCTCTGCTGTTTAGCTGTAAGTTTAGCCATAATGTCACACCTTCTTTCTGTTACTTTCTCACTCTCTTCGGGATCACAATCTTGTACAGCGGTTTACATACATTCTTTACCTCTCCACCCCAATTTATAGTTGACTGGAATTTATATATCTTAGTGCACTTAACCATCACCTTTATCATGGCTATTGGTAAAGCCAATCTACCAAGTATCGGATGTATATATTCAAAACTATATTCAGGTCTCACAACCTCGAATCTTTTAATCTTACTCATATCTCACACCTCAAACAAAATAGCCCAGTGGGGGAGAGAATCAATAACGACATGTTCACATTTTACGATTTAGGAGTTTACATTTTCCACTGGGCATAAGAAAAGGGACACAACCGAAATGGCAAACGGTCATGTCCCTTATGAATCAATATTTCACGGTCTATATTACACTAAAACCATGTGTTGTGTCTGTGCTTTTAATGTGTTTTGAATGTGTCAGATTTTAAATAATCATTCCATATCATTTGAAACTCTTGCAGAGCCCACCCATGAGCATGTCTCACCCAATCGTAAGAGTATCCCATTTCGTCTGCGATTGCTTTCAATGACTTATAGTTTATATATCTTTGATATAATATCTCTGTATGTTTTGTGTTATACAGCTGACACATCTGGTGAACTGCTTTATTTCGGAAATCTTCAAATGTTTTTCTACATTCGTTCATCTCAGTTTCAAGATCAACATACTTTCCAACTGTACGGCTCATAGTATCTGCCACGGCACTGGTCTGTACTCTTTCCTTTGAATAGTCAAATCCACCCGGATTCATCGCTATCGCTTTCATTTTGAAGTATTCATTGCTTAATCTGTCCATGTGATCTTCAAGCATTTTGACCTGGCTTAAATACTCTTTTGCTTTCACCGCCTCACCTCCTACTTGTTCTCCCGGATAGCGAACTCCAAGCCTGTTTCTTCTTTCAACGTTTCTATCAAATCATCCCATATGATATCCCCATCACATATAGCCTCTGTCTTTGAATTAAATCTTTCACAGAACCTATCAAGCCTCTTCTGTCCAAAATCGAACTCATCACGTAAGACCATGCAGGACATAATCAGGATCGTGTCTATCGTATTTAACTTGATCTTATATACTGACTCATCAAGCTGCTTCTGGTTGACCTCAAGCGGAACAAACATGGCTCCTCTGGCCTTGAGTTCTTTCTCTGCTGCTTCCATGCCCTGTGTCTTGATGACATTCATCAGCCATGCAGCACCCGCCATTCTTGCTTCGTGTAGTTTTCTATCTGATTTTGCCATCCTCTCACTCCTTCCGGGTAAATCTGTTCATCAAGTGATTATATGGGTCTACCTGAGCCTTAAACCCTATCTGTCTTTCTCCAAGCGGATCATTGAGCTGTGCCCCATCAAGAAAGTTACAGAGTTCCTCTATGCAATCCGGACATAAATTCTTTGTTTCTACTGCATCATCGAACACATCAACCACCCTTGCCCTTATTGCTGCTCCGTGTTCAAATGGCAGGTCATAGAACCCGCCACATCTATCGCATTTGCCTGCGTATGCCATTATGTATCACCTCTCTAGTAAATAATATATTCTTTGTATTTATTCAGCAGATTCTCCAATCTGATACAGTCGTTTGATCTGTCCATGTATCCTGCCATGAAAAATCCCTGTTCGATATTGCAAATTCTAAAGTATATCTTTTTGAACATCCATTTATACAGTTTTCTTTTAACCATTTGCTCAAATCTCCTTTATCAATTCTGGATCATCAAAAATGTTGCCGATAACTTTCACTCTGTTCCCACACTGTATATATTTAAACAAATCGTCGTTGTTTAAGCTTTTACTTCCACGTCTCCCCATTGCAATAGAAAAACTCGCTCGATAATCCGAAAAGAATACCTTTCCTTTTCGCTTTTTTGTGTCTTTATTTGGGAATGGACAATCCTCATTGTCAAATTGGAACTCTACAATATCATTCTCCCAAATCAGCTTGCCGTTCTTATCTTTCAAGCCTGTACACTGACAGATAGTATCTGGTCGCACTTCAAATGCAAATGGTGCCCCTGCTTTATTGCTGATATACCATTTATTTTCCTTACAATATAAAAATCCGCTTACCCATTTCCCATTGCAGGGTTTCGCCTTGAATAAATATCTATCTTCCATATTTTCTCCTATTCCGCTTCTGATTGAAGCCATTCATAAATATCACTAAAATTCATCGTTATTTCATTATCATCAATGCAAAGAGAAATAAATGGGCTTCCATTCCCTGCACCAGAACTTATGCTCTGCAATAAATCTCCCAAATCGTAATCCGACATATTCCTTATTCTGTCGGCGTTGGTTTTTGGCTTGCTTTCCATTATGAATTTATGTATCAAAGTATGGTCTTTATCCATAATTGATAAATGCTCTTTGCTGTCGCTTTTTTGATAGATGATTACTGTATCTTTATCTTTTTTTGCTCTTAAAATTTCATATGGATTTTTAGATGTTGGCAAAATCATATATCCCTGTTTTTCAAGCCAGCTTTCAAAATCTTTTAATTTGTTCATGTGTAATAATGCTCTATTTGCCATTTTCTCCACCTCTTAATTCTCTCAGCTTATGCAATTCTTTCAAAATACTTTTCTAATGTTTCATAAGAAATATCAAGATAACCATAGTCATCGTCTCCATCTTCTAAATACAATCGTATATCCGATTCACCTATATAGCCCTCTGCATGCTCATATATGCTTCCTTTGTGAATTGTTCCATATTCGTCAGTAGGGCTGTCGTTCTCGTCATATTTTGGGAGATAAAATTCTTTAATGCATTTATACTTTTCCATTCTGGTTACCTCTCAATTCTTTCAGTTTTGCCTCGGCATCGTTTTTTGTAAGAAACCAAGTCTCCTTGTACATCTTGTCTACTAAAATGTGATCTGTTGCATATTCCAAATCTTTGTCACATTCCAGATACCAACCATTCATGCTAAATGTAATTTTTGCAACTTTTTGATGGTAAACTCTGTTTGCTTTGCTGTGGTGGCTCAGTATGTTGAGTTTATAGTTTGCCTGGCTCGGGACAAACCATACATCATCTCCAATCTTGCAAGGCAACTTGATAAGTCTGCCCTGTTCCTCTAACTGCTGATATTCTTTCAGCTCCTCAAGCCATTCTGCAAGTTGTTCATGTTCCTCTGCGCACTTAATGCAATCTTGATTATTTTGTGTTACTGCTACTTCTTTTGCATGTTGTATAGCTGCATCTAATGTCATATCCCCACACTCCTATCTTCTCAGCCTTGCCACGGCTGCATTCCATTCATTGATAAAGTTCAATGCCCACGTAGCTGGATATTTACCAGCACTGTACTGCGTGGAAATTTCAAGTGCCCTTGTCCAGTTTGGATCCTGTTTGATCTCATTTGGAATCTGTGCCATCACTCCTCAACCTTCCTTTCCGCCTCAAGCCATCTGCGGGTACATTCTATGCAATGTTGCTTACCCATCTGACACACAATCTCGTCAAATCCAATCTCGTCAAATCCAACCTCACTCGGACACATGATTATCTGCGCAAGATCCGCATCACCAAGCGACCTGATGTAGTCGCCGTTGGTCATCGGCTCATAGTTGTCAACTGCATTCTTGGTGCAGTGTGCGCATGGTTCCTGTGACTCGTCTCTATATTTGTATTTGCAAGTTTTGCAATTCTCTATTCTCTCTGGTGTTATTTCCATCGTATTTCCCCCTTCCTGATCATCTCTCTTATGTCTGTGTTGCTGAAGCTCTCATGGTAGCCTTTTTCGCTCTGCATCAGTACATGGTGCTTATATACCTTGATGATTGTCCATCGCTTCCAAACCCTTATAGGGACATTCTCCTCTTTTCCGTTCTTCGTGAGTATTCTCACCACCCGCCCAGGCCGGCAGATGGTGTTAAATGTAGCTTCTAATTTAAAATCTGTCATGTGTTCTCCTTTTTACTCGGCTTTAATTTGTATTTTTGACCAGTCAACTGTTTGCAGTATGTTCCACAATCTCTCTTCCCGTGATCTCCATGCAGTCTCAGCATATGTGTGTGCTTTTGCGCCATAATGATAATCATTTGACTTCAAATGTTGCACAGCAGCCTCATGTGTGAAGAAAATACCAGAATCCACCGGATATTCTTCATAGTAGCTCATGCTGATATCCAATTCATAAAGCGCATCTTCAAGATCTTCAATGCTATATGCATCATCCATGGCATCTTTTAACTCTTCTGTCCACTTACCTGCATCCTTCAAGCTCTGGATAATCATACTTTTTTGCTCTTCGTCTCTTCTTAAACAGTGCATTTCTCCTTCATATATGACCTCACACGCATTTTCGTCATACAAACAAACACCATCTGGATTATTCAATTCATCTCCATATATTCTTCTATAGTCGCGTATTACCCAATAGCGTGGGTCAGCCTGACATAAATGATCTTGTGTATTCATCTCTCTCTGAAGGTTGACCAAAAAATCTATATCATCTTTAAGTAGCTGACGTTTTTCGGTCGTATCTTCATGTCGTTTAGTTTTCCAAAATTTCGCCATATTAAAAGCCTCCTCTATACAAAACATAACTGTCCATTCTCTTCTTCGCCTATCCTCATGTTTGGCATCCTCTTCCTTACACAAAGCTCCGGAAGATTCGACCTCACCATCGCCGCCGGTATAGGTGGACAAACTGCATTTCCACATCTCTTAACCTGTTCGCTTCTTGAATATGTCTTACCTGTGCTGTCATGATCTATGATGTAATCATCGGGGAACCCCTGGCATCCATATAGCTCCTTTGGCTCAAGCATTCTGAGACCAATATCCACGATCTGATACTCAACACCTTGGATTGTTACAAGACCGAACCGGTCTCTTGATGTCACTGTATCAAGCGGCTGTTCTATATCTTGGCCTGTACCCTCTCCGTAGTATTTAATCAGGAATGCTCTGACCTCTCCAAAATGTCCGGCTGATGTTGTCACTGTATGCAGTGGCTCTCTCTCATCCTGTCCTATCCCTGTCTTGTAAAACTTGCTAAGGAACGAAGTCACAAGGCCATATCTGTTTGAACTGTCCACTGTCATGATCGGATTCTCTATACCTTGACCTCGCACCTCGTCTGAATTGGTCTCTGAATGGTATTGAATGAGTGTAGGACTTATAAAACATTGCTGATTGCCCTGAATGATAAACGGCTCTGGATTATCCAGAACGAACTTCTTCAGCCCTCTTGCAATCCTCTGCATAGTCTTTGGTGCAAGTGGCCTCACCGCCCGAATGCCGTACTTCTCCTTGATCTCCTCTGATGTATCAAAGATGCTCGGACATGGCAGGCTGAAATCAAGCTGTGTATATGCCCCAACATAAGGCTTGAGCAGTCCCGCCTTGACCTCTTCACTGTCTGCCGGTGCATGCGTAGGCTTTGGCCACATGATAGGTACACCATCACACCTTGCGATCATAAAGAACCTTTTTCTTTTAGTCGGTGCTCCGTAGTCTGCCGCCACGAGCTCTCTGAACTGTACCTCATACCCCAGCTCATTGAGCTGCTTTACAAATTGCCTGAATGTATCTCCTTGCTTTGCCCTTATCGGATGATGTCCTCTGTTGAGCGGTCCCCATGTCTTGAACTCTTCGACATTCTCAAGCATAATCACTCTCGGTCTCACAAGTGCCGCCCATCTGCATGCTACCCATGCAAGGCCTCTGATGTTCTTATCCTTTGGTTTTCCACCCTTGGCCTTACTGAAATGCTTGCAGTCCGGAGAGAACCAGGCAAGGGCTACCGGATGCCCCTCACAGGCTTTCACAGGATCAACCGCCCACACGTTCTCACAGTAGTGCTTTGTGTTTGGATGATTGACCTTATGCATCCTGATGGCTTCCGGGTCATGGTTGATAGCTATATCAACGCTGTACCCTGTAGCCATCTCAATTCCTGTTGATGCTCCACCACCTCCAGCAAAGTTATCAACAATAAGTTCTCCGTTTATCATGGCAGCACCTCCGGGTAATCATATATGCTCATCTGTACCGCCGGTACATCTTCCCACGGCACTCCGATATAGTCCAGGACTCTTCCCCAGCCGAACTTTTCTCCTGTCTCTGGATCCGTGCAGCATCTATACATGTAAAACTCCCATTCTTTGGGATTTCGCTCTCTGAGCCTGTCAAACCTGTGTGGTCGTTCTTCCATGTGGATTCCGAAACCGCACATACTGCAGCCTGTCCTCTGTGCTCCTGTCGTTCTGAGATTTCCGTGTCCGTCATCCTCTATCCGTCCATATATAGCTGGTATGATTGTCTCAACCGGTTCATAAGGTATTGTGTTACCAGCCTTATCCTTACTGTATGGCTGCTCATAATAAAGCTTTGCAAACACATCTGTATGTGCGTGATACCAAGTGTCCATCTCCTGAGCAAGTCTCAATATGTCATTTCTGAGGTATGGTGCAAATGGCGCTGATCTCATTACTGTCTTGCCATAGTAATTGCATCCATGGTCTGTGAGAGCTTCTTCTCTCTGTCCACCCTCAGATGCCATCATGCCAAGGAACGGATAGCTTGAATGAGCCTTAGCCCAGTCATCGCATGGCTTCTCTTTCAGCCAATAGCAACAATCATTTGACACCTTGAAATTTGGCTTGTAATACATAACACCTTCATTCTCGTTCTCATATCCTCCGAACAGGTTAAGCCACTTCTGTGGCAACTTCATGCGGCTGTTCTTCTGGAAGTGTCCAAGCTCTCCACATTCGCCTGTGATTATTGCATGTCGAACTGTCTTATTGTTTTCAGTCGGATTCTGAAGCAGCGCTATCTTTCCCGCTATTCTCTTGCTGATAACCGGGAACCCAACTTCATTGAGTACCTCAACTTTTGTCTTGAGTGGGTTCAGGATTGTCACTCCAAGAGCTTTATGTACTCGCTGTATACTCTTATCTTCCAGAGATGACACTGATACCGCTGGAACATTAATTCCTATCGACTTCAGGAATACGTGTAATGTAATACTGTCAAGACCGCCAACACTCACATGAGCCGTTTTGTCTCGTATCCGCATCTGCTCCATGAACTCTTCAGCTCTAAGCCTGGAACGCCGCACCTTAACTTCATACGGCTGGCTCTGGAGCATTATCATTTTCTCCCTGGCTTCTTTCTTGCGCTTCTTGTATTCCTCTAAGCCCTCGTCCGGGCTGTCAAGTTCGCCGTCCTCTCCAAAAATTCTCGTTATTAAGTCTTCGTTCATTCACTTCTCAGGAACCCGCTATAGCATTACCCCGGCCGGAGGTTCGGCTCCTTTCGTGTGTTATTTATTATTCAGCTCATCAGCCAGCATCTTCTCAAGCTGTCCAAGCTGCTCAGAATGATCTGTCTGTTTGAAGTTTGCAAATCCATTTGGATTCACGTTCCGTGGCTGTCCTCGGCTCTTACCGTCATCCTTAAGCGCATATAGACCTGTCCATCCCTGCATTATCGACTGATTGAGAATCTGTACCTGTTCATGCTTATCATGTGATAGCGACTCCAGCTTGTTCATCATCAGCGTTATAGCCCTGTCACTCATAGGCTTCTTGATGCCCTTCCGGAACTTGACGAACTCTGCAATGGCATCATTAAGCTCCGGATCATCGCTATACTTGACCGGTTCAGACTTCTTGCGTGGTTTCTCCACCTCCGCATGTGCGCATGCACGTGCCTTAGTAGGAGTATGTATATACTCCTCATTATCACTATCATTATCATATTCATTATCATTATCGGCTTTTTTGGGTTCGGTTGGGTTTTCCTCGGTTTCAGAAATAACCGTTCGGTTTTCAGAAAAACCATTCGGTTTATTTGGGTTTTCCTCGGTTTCGGAAATAACCGTTTCCTTTGTAGGTCTACCACCCTTTTTGCCATTGGATTTATTACGCTCACATTTCTCCTCATATTTGGAGTTGTCCTTGTCCATGCGTGCCTTGATAAAAGAGAAACACATGGCAAGCGCACTACCTTTTGGAAGATCCGGAACTTCGCCTGTCTCCTGGTAGTCCATCAGAGCAAACATTAACTCACCGACCTGCTCCGGTGGCAGCATCGACAAATGCTCTCTATATTCGGTATAAAAGACAAAGCTCCCTTTATTTCCCATGTGGCTCACACCTCCTTGATCCTTATTCCATACTTATAAAGCATCAACTTACGCTTTATGATGTATTCCTTTGTTCTCATGCCCTTTGTATCCTCAACAACCATTTCGAATCCATCCCAGTAAACGAAGTCCGCTATGTATGAGCATTTACGCTCCAGAAGCTTCCCTGGCTTGAATCTGCCCTTGTTGGGTCCTTTTTCATAGATCTCATTCGTGTGTTCTCTCTGAGCTGGTATCAGTTCAAATTCTCTCTGAAGCTGCAAGCCTGTTATCTTGCCAGCTTTCTCAAGCAATTTCAGCTCTGTATATCTCTGAGCTTCTTTCTTGCTGTCAAATGTGATGCCGTCTACAACAACCTTCCTGTTGCCGTATTTAGCTCGTGATCTGTTCCAAGCCATTGTTACTCCTTTCCCCCTGTCGCCCTAAAATAAGAGCAACAGGGATATATGCTAAGACATTACGCTGCGTGTTGTGATGTATTATGTAATGTCAATGTAACCTACTTGAAACTTCCGAACAGTGCCGCCTCGGCAGCGTTCATCTCTGGCTGTGGATTTTCTGCCGGTGCCGGCTGCGGATTCTGAACACTGTTCTGTGTATTCTGAGCATTGTTCTGAGTATCCTGTGGCTCTGCCTGTGGAGCCTGTGCTTCTGGTTCATTCATCTCTGTTGCTGTGGCTTCCACATACTCATCATTGTCATTCTCAACGTATGTAGGATGTCCCTCAGCGTCCAAGGTTGCCATGTCACCCTCAAATGCTTTCTGGAGATCTATGCTCATTACTCCCCACTTACTGATTAGCTGACGGAGCATTGTCTTGTAAGCCATTCCATCAAAATTCTTGTACCAGAATGATGAATACATCCAAGAATCACGAGGATCATAGTTACCGGCTTCATAGTCAGCAAATGATACTCTCTGCTTCTCTCCGTACTTTGTCTTGACCTTTCCAGCGTCCTTATAAAATGCCTGTGAATACTTGTCCGCATGAGCAAGCATCTGAGCCTTACTCCAATACATTGTCTTTCTGAATCCATTAACAAGCTCAAACATTGCATAGTAGCCGATTGTCTCAGCCTCTTCTCTCTTATCCCAATCATCTACCATGAGATTAACCTTGATGTCCTCGTTGAGTGGATCGAAATACTCAAGCTCTCCCTCCTTGATAGCGACAACATTCAGTCTCTTATACTGACCGGAACGGATCGCAAGCTGAATATATCCCTTATATCCCATCTGGAACTGAGCTTCCTTGACACCAGTCTTTGTATTGTTGAATGGGACCATGTAATAATGTCCGAGCTGTGGAGATGGTGAAAGCTGTAAACTCTCACCGAGAAGTGCAGCTGAAAGAATCGACTGATTCGTGCACTCCTGAAGTGTAGGGTTGGTGTTATATGCTGATACGATAGCAGATATGAACCTCTGTCCATTCTTGCCACCAACCACCTTGTTGATCTGATTCTTAATTGCATCTTTTGTAAGATACTCTGTAATTCCCAGATTCTGCTGTGCTTTACTTTTTGCTACTAAACTGTTATTTACTGCCATTATTTCTTCTTACCTCCTATGAAAACTAAAACGATTATTGTTATGCATATAATTAACGTGATCTGCACTGATGCTGCCATGTGTTACCTCCTAATGCATAATCATATCTTCTAACATCTTGCGCAGTACCTCTTTCAGAGCCTGTGGCATTTCCCTTATGTTGTCCTTGTTTATATTGGCTTTTGGCAATATCTTAAATAAGACATCATCTATGAGGTCACTCATAATCTCGTTAATGTCTCCCTCAGCTTTGGACGCTTCCATGGCTCTACTTATCAACTCTTCTGTAGCAACCTCTCCATATCTTTTAGCAAGTGACTCCCTTAAACTCTTCATTGCAAGTGCTAACTCCATTACTAGCACCGGAGTATTCCCTCTCATTGATACTGAGTCTATTTCTACTTTAATCATCTTGTATACCTCCTACTTAATCGCTCTAAATGTTATATTTCTGCTCTGGAAGAACTCTCTCAGAGCCGTTGCATCTTCTGTTGTAAGTTCTACCTCAAACTTGACTACCATCTTCTGTGGTTCCGGCTGTGACTCCTGTACTGGTGTCGGCTGTACCTCCTCTGGTGGTGTCATAGCCTTTGCCATTGCGGCTCTCTGCTCCTCGGCAACCTTTTCCTGTGCCTTGCGCTCTTCTTCAGCCTTTCGTCTTGCCTCTTCTGCTGCTTTTCGTGACTCTTCCTCAGCCTTTCTCCTTGCCTCAGCTTCTGCCTTTGCCTTGGCAATCTCTGACATCCTCTTAGTCTCTGAGATGGCCTTGTTGATGTCTAATGTCTCCTTGAATACCTCTGTAGCCTCAAATCCGAACTCCGGGAGCTGGCTGAGTGTAAGCACTCCGTTGCCGATCTCATACATCTTTGACCTCATCTGATCTTCGATACTCTTCATTGATACCGAAGCATTCAACCACTTAGGATCCTGTATCTTCTCAAGCGTTACGAAGTTCTGGAAGCCGATAGTCGCAAACAACTCTTCAATGGCTTTCTGCTTCTCGATCTTGCGTTTCTCGTCAAATGCCTTGACCTGTTCATCTATCACCGCTATAGGCTTGTCTATAATGCCTATAATCTCGTTGATCTGAGCCTTAAACACATTAAACGGCTGCATGTATTCTTTCTCTCTTCTGATGCGCTCATCATTGAGGGCTCTCTTCAGCTTGTTCAGATTGGCCTTGTCTGCCTTTGCGTCCTTGATCTGGTCATCTGTGTAGACAAGCGTCTCATAAAATGAGACCTTAGATGTAAGCTCAGCCTTGAGCTCCTCATAGTTAAAATCAATCTTCTCTGGTATCGCTACCTCATTAACTCTTAATTCCATTTTTAACCTCCTAATTCAGCACCAGCTCCATCTGGTGACTTTCCTTGTTCTCTCGCACCATTGCCATAATGCGTGCTGTCTGTCGCTGTCTCTCTTCCTCGCAGTCACAGTGTTCGCCCGGGTCCAGGCAAGCACCGCACTGTGGACATTCGTTGTAATACATTGCATCTCTCCTATATCTCCGGAAGTATCAGCGGTGGCTCTTTCTTAGCCTGTACGCTCTCCCAGAACTCTCTCTCAGCATCAATAAGATACTGAATGTCATCCTCTACCTCCGACCGCTCTATCGGATAGTGTTTGGTCTGCAAATATACCTCTCCATCAATTTCAAACTTGAGCTGTGCCTTGAGTACCGCATATTCAAACTCTGTCACCATCAAGTAATGAAGCACCTGTATGTAATAGTTATCTGGCACTCTGTTATCCCATTTTTTCTTCTGACTTGACTGCAGGATCTCTGTGGTCTTGATCTCAAGCACACCATTGCGTCCATCCCGGTCCATAAGCCATCCGTCAAGGCTTGCATGCGCCCATGGGTACTTATCATTCGTGAACATGTTGTTTTCCACATATCCAACTTGATACTGTGGATAATCCAACTTGAATAACTCCCTCAGATGCTTTTCTGCCTCTGTTCCATACTTGACATAAGGCTTATCTGATATGTCCTCCGGCTCTATGCCGTATGCTTTCTCTTTAAACAGTTCCACGTTTGTCTTGTATGGGCTCATCCCAAAGATCGCCGAAGCATCCGACCCGCCTATCTTGGTTCTCGCCTTAAGCCACTCTTCATGACTTCCGAGCACCTTCATTTCAACCATTCAGCCTATCCTCCATGGCTTCCCTTGCATCGTCTATGTCCTTCATGGCAAGGACTATGTAATACAATCCCAGCTCTATTGCCATAGTGCCAATAATGTATAAGATGAGCATTCCTGTTGATATGGTCACAAACCATCTGAAATCTGTCACCATCTTATACACAAGCCCCATAAGCACCACAGCCATTACGGCCAGACATGATGTGCTTATTACCTTCGTGTCCATGTTTCTCCTCTTCATTGCTTTTCTTCCCCTTTTCTGCTATGATTTTCTTGAGTATTTTTCTATGCACCGGCGGATTGCAGTCCAAAGGTGCTTTTTTCGTGTTACCTCATATCTGATGTCATCTCACCCCATCCAATAGCTTTTGCAACTTTTCCGGGGTCAAATGGTGGTACTCTGTAGCCCTTATCAAGCTCTTTCTTATATCTCAGATAGTCAACCAATGCTAAGTAGTTCACCCATGTCACACCAGCTCCATCCAAGATTGTGTATGGTCCATATCTGCCATTCTGAACATATCTGTCCAGATCAGATATTCTGCGGCTTGCGGTGCTCTGAGATATGTTAAACATCTGCATCATCTGAGACTTACTGACATAAGGTGATGCTTTTATGTAACTTATACCTGTCACCTGCAGGCCTGCTGTTGCTCTGCTCATTGCTCTCATCTCCTTTCCTGTTATATGCGCCGTCATCACAACAGTCTTATTACGATTACTGTAGCTATGCCTATGGCTGCTCCTATCAGTCCCATCACTGCAGGTCTGATATAATCGCACCAAAGATCTTCCATGAAGTACGGCTCCTTGAGCTTTGCTTTTATCTTCTTTATCATGCCTCTCCTTTCTCTTATTCCTTGTTTTCGGTTAAACCGAAGTCAAGAGGCAAAAAAATAAGCCTATCATATGGTATCCCATAAACCTCTTCTATTTTTCTTAAGATAGGAATATCTGGATAGCTTTTCCCCCTCTCATAATTACCCAATGTATCTTTATTTATGCCGATTAGCTTGGCTGCCTCATCCTGTGTATAGTGCTTGAGTTCTCTTGCCATCTTTAAAGATACTTTCATCTTATCAGGAATTTTACACACTTTATCATCTCCTTTCGACTTTGTATGAGGCTAGTATAGTTCGGTTTAACCGAATTGTCAACGGTTTTTCCGAATTTTTTTCATTTTTCGTTGATTTATTTCCGTTTTTGCCGTACAATGAATTCATGAGGAGGTGAATCTC